TTCCCAACCCAGCACTGGCACACTGACTGCGGGATCCATAAATCTCATCAACATCCCAACAACCAATGTGTACGTGGGCAACACAGTGTATGTTTTGGATCAATTTGGTTACCCTTATGACAATTTTCCTTACCTACATGATGAATTTGGCAGCTATGTTCAGGCAGACGGAGTTACTTTGGCTAACAGTTCCAGTCAGTATGTGATCAATCAAAATTATAAAATTTGGTATGCAGCCACTGGTACTGTGGTGTCCAATGTGAATTTCAACAGCATCACTTTGAGCCAACCGTTGCTCAGCGGTGCTGCTTTTCCCAACAACCCAAACTATTTTACCTTGTACTTTGCGGGAAACAGCTACTTTACTGTGTTGACTAGCAGCGTGGCCAACAACCCATATCTTTTGAATTCAAACATACTATCTGCAAATTCAAATACAAATTATCAAGGTCCCACAGTGAATCAGATAGCTGCTCATGCAGCGGCCATGAAATATTTGAATTCTGTGACCAACAAAATTATCAGCAACCAAATGATCATGCCCAGCGTGGGCAACTATTCCAAACAATATGTCAACTCCACACTTGTGGGTGGTAGTAATGCAGCATCTTTTGTGACTTTGGAATTTGGCTATTTGACCACTATTCTCACAGCCACTAACATAAACTCAGCGTTGTCAGTAGTTCCTGCTTCAGCAATCATTAAGTCTGGTGCAGTACCCTCTGGAGCAGGCAGTGCCATATCACTGATACAAAACAACATTGACTTTTTGACCAACGAAATTATTGCCTATGTCAACAACAATTTTGCCTCTGTATTCACTGATGGCAAATGCTATAGGGACACGGGTTTGATAGTGGATGCTGTCGCGGAAGATATTTTGTACTACAATCTCAATGGCGGCGTTGGTAATTACAGTGATTTGACTTTTAGCGGATTGCAATATTGGAGTCAACAGTATGATACTGGGTTTTCCACAGCTGCTCTAGTGGCAGAAAGTACAGCTACCATTGCATCAGTTCAGTATTTGGCCACCACAGCAACCAATTATGTTAGTGGAGATAATAAATCTCGGGTGGCACAACTGTTCAACATCATAACAAACATATTGATCAACGGCCCCGTAGATGTCACAAATAGTGTGGTATATGGCGGACCAATCACTGCATCGGATTCACTGATAGCAGATGCTGTTTCATTACAAAGCAATAAAACTGCCATACAAAACAGTGTAGTCAATTTTGCTTACAACAATTACCCCAGTGTGCTTGGCAGTTTGGGTGCATTCACTGCCACAAGATGTGCGACAGATATTGGTTTGATGATTGATGCCGTGACCTTTGACATGCTGACAGGTGGAAATTCACAGAGCACCAAATCAGGCATATATTATTTTAATAATGATGCCAATTACAGTGTTATACCTAATGAATCAACAGCCACTGTGGCAGCGTTCAGTTATTTGTCCACCATTACCAGCAGTTTGATACGTGGCACAATAAACACTGAATATGTGCCGTTGCAATCTGATGTAAAACCCATTTTGGGCAATGCTTTACCGTCAGACACAAACACTATCACCAGTAGAGTTGGCAGCGGTATATCATTGCTCAACAACATAATTCGTAACGGCCCTGGGCAGGTGGGCAGTAGACTCAATCTAAGACCTCAAAATGTTGTTACCAATTCCAGTGTTGTCCCTGTGGACAACCTAAGATCGTGGACCATTATCAATGCTAATAGAGCATTTATACAGGCTGAAGTGTTGGCGTACATTGCCATCAATTATCCATCGGTATATAATCCCAATGCCATGACTGGTAATCAAGCAGACAAATGTGCTAGGGATGTGGGGTTGACTCTGCAGCAGCTGATTTATGATTTGGAAACTGGCGGCAACTACAACATGATATATGCTGGACTCAGCTATTGGAGTAGAGAAGATACCTATCACATTGTGGAACTGGGCGAGGCAGTCAATGATCCCACACTGTTTCCTGATGGTACCATTGTGAATTTTTATCAAAGAAGCTATATCAGTGCCAGCGGCTATGTGTTTGAATATGTGGGTGCAGGCACAAATTATGGAGCATTGCCACAATTTGGACAGGCCGATCCTGTACAGGGCAGGGAAACACTTCAGTTAAATAGTGGTAAGGTGTTTTTTACCTCCACTGATCAAAACGGAGATTTTAGAATTGGACCTGGGTTAGTTATCAGTCAGGCCACAGGAGTTATTTCAGGAAGAACATTTACTCAATCGTTGTTTGCTAATATGACACCGTTTATTTTAGCGATAACTTAAAAAAGGATTTTACAAATGGCACAATTACCATTAAACACGTTTAAGACAAAAACAGCAGTATTGACCACAGGTACTGCATCCAAAGTATACACTGCGCCAATTGGCACCACTGCCATTATATTAATGGCACAAGTGGCCAATATCAGTTCACAAACGCACTATGTGAGTTTCAGCCATTTTAGAAATAGGCCAATATTAGCGGATGCGCAAGGTAACGGAGCTCAAGCTGCTAGAACAACCAGTACCTTGGTAATGAGTTATGCAGTTCCTGCTAATGATGCAGCTTCGCCGCTCAGCGGCAAAATGATTGTGGAATCTTTGGATAGCATACAGGCCTATGCAGACGCTAACAATGTACTGCAACTGACTCTGAGTGTTTTGGAAACAGCTAATGCATAAATTAGGATAATAACATGCCATTATTAGTCAGCGGCTCTCAAAAAAATAGCAGTTCACCATCTGGGTTTACCAATTTAAGTCAAGCCCAGAATCAGCTTGGCCCAACTCCCACAACCAGTACGGGGTACACATTGGTGGCCACCAGCGGATCGTTGGTAACTTATGTTTCCAGTTTGGGTAATTTGCAATTTGATAAGGGAGCGATTTACAGTAATGTGCCAGATCAAAATATCAATATCGTGGGCACTGGAACCAGCACTGTAATTATTTCAGGCTCTCAAGTCAATTTGAGCCCAACTACTGGAGTACTGGTAGTCAATGGCGGAATAGGCATAGCCAATGGCTTATACACCGGCGATGATATAAATGTCAATGGAATCACTATTGGTCAAGGATACAAAGGTTCCAACAACATAGTTCTAACTGGCGTGGCCGCTACACAAACCAACAGCGTGGATTTTGATGGCGAAAACAGTATCGCCATTGGTTGGAGTGCATTATTAGGCCTACAATCAGCTCAAAATTCCATAGCCATTGGCAGATATGCCCTATCATCTGGAACCAATCTCACCAACACTATTGCCATTGGCGACAGCAGTTTGCAAAGAGTTGGCACAGTAAGCACTGTGCTTGTGGGAGCTATTAACAAAATTACCACAGGCACTACTACCACAGTGACTGTAATCAATCATGGATTAACCACGGGGTCTTCAATCATTATTTCCGGAGTTACTGGCAGTTTGGGCACCAATTTGAATGGAAAAAATTACCTAGTTGATGCGATTAGTGCTAATACTCTCACTCTGTACACATTTGTGTTTCCCAATGATGATTATAGTTTAGCAACAAATTCAATCTACAGTTTGATTCGAGGAGTGAATAAGACCATAGATTCAAGTAGTTTTGGAACTGGCTCCGTGACTGCAGGTTTTGTCAGTAGATCAATTGTGACCTATTCAAATCTGGCATTTGGCAATAGCTCGGGTAAGTCTTTTTACAATGGTCAACGCAATTTTTTCTTGGGCGATACTGCTGCTCCCAATTTGACCACAGGCAGTTTCAATTTTTTCTTGGGCTATGCAGTCAGCTCAAACATGCGTACTGGAAATAACAACGTTAGTATTAATAGCAAACTTATAAGAGATGGCCAAGACAATCAAGTGGGCATTGGTGGCATATTTTACTTTGACGGAGTTGGCAAGACTTCACTGAGCAGCACAGTTTTTGTGGGAGATCCCAGCTACTACAACGAAGCCACATCTTCATTTAATAATACAGGTGCATTGCAGGTTTATGGCGGAGCAGGTATCAAAGGATCCGTGTTTGTGGGCAGCAATTTGAACGCCACCGGCAGTAATGCACTGATAGTATTGGCGCCAGTGGATGATGGCACTGTCACAATCAATCCCAAGAATGTGATAGGTACCATTGACAACATGATAATTGGTCAAACTGTGCCGCAAACAGCAGTGTTCACTACAGCCACAATCAATAGCAGTTTGGACAGCATATCCACAAGTAGTGGTGCGTTGAGAGTGGTGGGAGGTGTTGGCGTAGGCAAAAATGTTTATGTTGGGTCAAGATTGGACACAAACACAATCAATGCAAGGTCAACTGCTGCTGCCACTTCAACTACCAACGGTGCTGTGACTGTGGCTGGAGGCATGGGTGTACAAGGCAGCATTTATAGCCAAGACGGTAATCCTGATGAAAACAAATTGTTGTATTCACCCAGAGTCACTGTGAGCACATCAACTCCATCTGCTTTGGTATCTCACATTGGAGATTTTTGGATCAACAGTAAAACACTGGCCGAGTATCAATACATCAAAGACGGCACAAGCACTTTCTGGATACAGATCGCACAACTATAAAGAGTAACAATTATGCCATTAGGTTTTCCATCAAATCCCGTACTCAATCAAACTTTCAATCTCAATGGAAATATCTACACCTGGGATGGATTTGTTTGGACATTGACCAGTAAAAATTTGTCACTGGGTAATTTGCAGTCTGGTGCTGTTTATATTCAAAATACGGGAACCATCAACGGTGCTGACATAATAACCACAGCCACATTGAACCAATACGCACAAACCAATTTGTCAATAACTGCAGGCACGGATATATCCGTGATCACGGTCAATAGTCAAACTAGAATTTCAAACATTAGTACATTTGACACTGTGATATCTAGAGGTGCTGTTACTACGGGATCAGTTCGTATAGCCAATACCACAAATGCTATATCAAGCACCACAGGCGCACTGATTGTGTCGGGTGGTGTGGGCATTGGTCTTGATTTGGTAGTGGGTGGCACCATATACGCTGCTGGCAAATATGTGTTGACAACATCCAGTTTGTATGAAACAGTGGCATCAGGTCCTGACATTCTAATCACTGCAACCAATGCCACAGCCAATGGTTTGGGATATTTGGTGATCAGTGATGTTAGTACACTGCAATCAGTCACAGCAAGGGGTAACACCACTGATCAGTCAATATCAATTCAAAGCACAATAGGTTCAACCAGTACCAACACTGGGGCACTAACTGTGTCAGGCGGGGTTGGGGTCAACGGCACTGTGTATGCAAAGAGTGTTCAGATTGGGGCTTCAATAATGAGTTCCAATAGGATGACAATAAATACTACTGCAACAACAGTGATAGACGCTTACTCATTTAGAGATTTTAGATCAACCAAGTATTTGGTTCAAATAGAATCAGGAGCAAACATAGAAGTAATTGAAATATTGCTGATGGTAGACAATTCAGGCACAGTGTATGCCACTGAGTATGGTGTGCTGACCAACAACGGGGAACTGGGAGAATTTAGTGCAGAAGAAACAAACAACACAGTCAGCGTGTTTTTTACTCCCAAATACGCATCAACAGAGGTCACTTATTTTAGGACTACCATGGCCTTTTAAAGCCAACTCATAATATGGCAACATTACTCAATAATGATTTTGTAGTTAAGGCGGGGTTGGTAGTTGAAAGTACCAATGCTGCATCCACCAGTACCAGCACATACGGAGCTGTGCAAATTGCTGGCGGCATATCCATAGCTAAAAATATTTCCGTAAAATCAACAGCTTCCTTTTCTGCAAATTTAGAGGTTGGCAAGAGCGCAATTATTGGCGGCAGCATGTTGGTTAGGGGGGTTATTACTGCCACTGAAATATTTTCAAATGTAAGCACTTCAAGCAATATACGTGGCGGCGCCGCACAAAGTCTATTGGTGCAGCAGTCTACGGGTACCACTGGATTTTTGCCCATAGGTAATCCTTTCCAAATTTTGTCTGTTGCTGCTGACAACACTGTTGTTTGGATCAGTTATAGTGACAATGTAGTTGGATATGCTAATACAGCTACCAATTTAAAAGATGGCAATGTGGGACAGATTCCTTATCAAATGGCATCTGGATCAACCAAATTTATCAATACAGGAAGTAGTGGTCAAGTACTGATCAGCAATGGGGGTGCCAGCGCACCACAGTTTGCCAGTGATTTGTCCAGTTTGAAAACAATCATAGTCAATACTTTGACTGTGAATACATTTGCACAAATAGAATCATCAAGAATCAAAAATTTAACTGCTACCAACATGGTAGTCAGTCAAACACTGTATGTGAACAGTAACACCTACATAGCAGGCAATTTGTATGTGGATGGCACACAATTTACAGTTGACAATGTCACAATTAGCACAGGCGACAAACTGATAGCACTGAGTACTGGTTCAGGCCCAGGTGGTACCAACAATAGGCAAGATGCAGATTTATCAGGACTTTTGATTGGAGACGCTGGGATACTGTCATCTTGGGCATATTTGCTTTACGGCTATGATAACAATCAATGGCAGTCCAATGTGGGATTCAGTATCAACACCAATACACAGTCAATAAGCACAACTACTGGTGCATTGACTGTGGCGGGAGGTGTGGGCATTGTCAAGAATTTAACTGTTGGTGCCACAGCCACAATAAAAAATGTTGTGATCAACAGTTCAAACAATGTAAACCCCATCACAGGTCTAGGTGCAGCATTGGCTGTGACAGGTGGTGTGAGTGTTTCTAGAGATTTATATGTGGGGGGAGATGCCTATATATTGGGGAAATTACCAGCACTGTCAGTTACAACAGCCACATTTAGTTCTTTGAGCCTCACAGGCACCAATGTGGCACTGACAGTGACCAACAGTGCATTTATTGGCAATACCCTAACAGTAAAAACAGTTATAATCACCAGCACAGCATCAAATTATGCTGTTACAGTCAGTAACGCACTATATGTGGTTGGTGGTATAGGCATTGGTGGTACACTGACTGCTGGTGACATTTATTCAAATGGCGTCAAAGTGGCACTACAGGCTTCATCTGTATCTTCAATAACACCTGGCACTGACACTGCGGTGTCCACAGCTACTGGTGCAGTGGTCATTTGGAATACCAGTACTCTCAAATCAGTCACAGATAGAGGCGCAACAACCACCAACGCCATATCCATAACTAATAGCACAGCCAGCACAGGTACTGCCACAGGTGCATTGACAGTTAGAGGCGGTGTGGGTGTAGGCGGAGCACTGTATGTGGCAGCTGCCAGCTATGTGGGTGGGTCTGAGATAGTTACCACCAGTACTATCAAACAATTTGAAGCAAAATTCATATCCACCACATCCAGCACATTACATTTGGTAAATCTAACAGCCAGTGTCAGCAGCTCAACAGGAGCATTGATTGTTGACGGCGGAGTAGGAATTGGTGGCGACGTCAATATTGGCGGCAATATGGATGTGTTGGGCAATTTGCGAACAGAAAGCTCACTGATTTCCCCGTTGTTTATTGGAAATTTGCAGGGAGTTGCCACCACTGCTAGTCAAGTACAAACTGTGTCTACCAGCAGTACTTCCAGTTACTATTTGACTTTTGTCAAAAATAACAATCCTGAAAATCAAAATACTGCATCAAATGGTCAATCAGTATTGACCTCAGACAAATTTCAAATTGAAGCAGGCACAGGCAAACTGAAAATTGGAGCCTATGACACTGTGGACGCACAGGTGTTGATCAATTCCTATAATATCAACGGCCTGCCTGCCAGTGGACTAGTGTTGTCTGGACCCGCCACGTCGCAGATTTACCAAGATATAAAGGTAATAAGAAACAATCAAATAACTGGTCCAAATAGTACTCCATTCAGTGGAGCCAACATATCTTTGATAGGCGCAAGTAGAATATTGCTGCAGGAATATGTGGGAAATTTGTTGTTCTTCAATGATTCCAGCGGAGATCTTGTTAATGGCATGACCCTTAACCAGAATAATCAACTCTTGATCAACTATCCATCGGGCATCTATACTGGCACTGGTATTTTGAACGTGGTTGGTAATGGATATTTTATTGGAGTGGTCACTGCCACAACATTCATTGGTGATTTGATTGGCACTGCCAATACAGCCAGCACAGTTTTGGTTGTGGCAACCAACACCAACTCAATTTTCTATCCCACTTTTGTTGGTCAAAACTCTTCAACAAGGATCAATCAAGCACTGTTCACCACTGCATCCTTTAGCATCAATGCATTGACTGGTCTCATTGCAGTGGCGGGAACTTTGTCAGTTGGTGGCAATATCATCACCACCAACATAACAAGCCCAACTGGTAGCAATGCAAATATATTGATAGATCCTGATGGCGTTGGAGATGTGGTATTTTCTACAGCCACTCAAGTTACTATACTGGACACTGCAACATCTACCTCAACTACAACAGGTGCATTGGTTGTTACAGGCGGTGTGGGCATTGGCGGTGCTATCTATGTGGGCACAGCCAGCTACATAAGTGGGGCTCAAATTGTTACCACGGCTACCATTAAAGATTATTTGAGTGCTTCTGGGGTCAATACCATAGTGGCGGGCACAGATATCAGCATCAACACCAGTAGTGGCATTGTCACAGTATCAAACACCAGCACATTGCAGACAGTGACCAGTAGAGGCAGTTCCACCAATTTTGCAATAAGTGTTGTTAACACCACAACCAGCACAGGTACTGCCACAGGAGCACTCACAGTGACAGGTGGCGTGGGCATAGGCGGTGCGCTGTGGGTTGGCACAACTAGCTACATTAGTGGCGCTCAAATTGTTACCACAGCCACTATAAGCAATTATAGTGTATCCAAAATCACAGCAGGTACTGATACAGCTGTGACCACCAGCACTGGCAACATAACCATATACAACACCAGTACACTGCAATCAATCACCAGTAGAGGCAGTTCCACCAATTTTGCAATAAGTGTTGTTAACACCACAACCAGCACAGGTACTGCCACAGGTGCTCTCACTGTGACAGGTGGCGTGGGCATAGGCGGTGCACTTTATGTGGGCACAACCAGTTTCGTGTCCAGTGCTCAAATCATTACCACAGCCACATTGGCCCAGTTTGGGGTAACCAGGATCACAGCAGGCACTGACACAGCTGTGACCACCAGCACGGGTGATGTGACCATATTTGATACATCCACTCTACAGTCAGTGACAGGCAGGGGCAACACATCCTCCAATGCAGTAGTTTTGACAAATACAGCCAACAGTACTGGTACCGCAACAGGCGCATTGACTGTGGTGGGCGGTGTGGGCATTGGGGCCAATCTCAGTGTTGGTGGCACAGCGTCAATCAAATCCACAGCCACATCAACATCAACCACAACAGGAGCACTCACAGTGACAGGTGGAGTGGGCATTGGAGGTTCACTCTATGTTGGTGGAGCCATCACTGCTACCAGCATCTATGTGGGCTCCAGTCCAGTATTGACAGCACAATCAATTGGACAATACGGAGTATCCAACGTCAATGGATTGACTGGTACAGTGACTTTGGTAGCAGGCACTGACACTATGATCACGATCAATACAGCTGCCAATCAAATAGTGGTTTCGAACACCAGCACACTGCAATCTGTGACCAACCGAGGATCATCCACTACCAATGTCATCATAATCAACAACAATACTGTTAGTACCTCCTCCAACACTGGTGCATTGATTGTGACTGGCGGTGTGGGTATTGGTGGAAATTTGTTTGTGTCAGGCACTATTACTGCCAACATAGTTACGATTCAGCTGACCACAGTGACTACCACAAATGTTGTCACTGATGATGTGATATCCACCTACAACACAACAAATTCAACAGGTACCACAACTGGAGCACTCATAGTTTCTGGAGGGGTGGGCATAGGCGGAGCCCTGTATGCGGGCACGACCAGCTATATAGCCAATGCTCAAATCATTACCACAGCCACACTGGCCCAGTTTGGAGTGACCAAGATCATAGCAGGCACTGACACAGCCGTGACCACCAGCACCGGAGTTGTGACCATATACAACACCAGCACACTGCAATCAGTCACGGATAGAAGTACCACAACCACCAATGCCATATCAATCACCAACACTGCCACCAGCACTGGTACACAAACAGGTGCACTCACTGTGGCAGGCGGTGTGGGCATAGGCGGAGCACTTTATGTGGGAACGGCTGGCTACATCAGTGGCTCTCAAATTGTTACCACAGCCACAATAGGTAATTTTGGTGTTGCCAAAATCTTGGCTGGCACTGACACAGCTGTGACCACCAGTACTGGGATTGTGACCATATCCAATACCAGTACACTGCAATCTGTAACCGACAGAGGCAACACAACCACCAATGCCATATCAATCACCAACACTGCCACCAGCACTGGTACACAAACGGGCGCTTTGATTGTGGTGGGTGGTGTGGGCGTTGGTGGAGCACTTTATGTGGGCACGACCAGCTTTGTGGCCAGTGCGCAAATTGTGACCACGGCCACAATAAGCACTTTTGCTGTGTCCAAGATCATAGCAGGCACTGACACTTCGGTCAACACTAGCACTGGTGTTGTGACCATATCCAATACCAGTACACTGCAATCTGTAACTGACAGAGGTTCTACAACCACCAACACTATATCAATAACTAACACTGCCACCAGCACTGGTACACAAACAGGTGCCTTGATTGTGGTGGGTGGCGTGGGCATAGGCGGGGCCTTGTATGTGGGAACAGCTGGCTACATCAGTGGAGCTCAAATTGTTACCACAGCCACAATAGGTAATTTTGGTGTGAGCAAACTCACAGCAGGTACAGATACAGCTGTGACCACGTCCACTGGCAACGTGTTGATTTGGAACACCAGTACACTGCAATCAATTACCAATCGTGGAGCAACCACTACCAACACCATATCAATTGCAAATACTGCGGTCAGTGTCAGTAGCACGACTGGCGCACTCACCGTTGCTGGTGGGGTAGGCATTGGCGGCACAGTGTACATTGGACCACAAACTACAGGTACTATCAATGCCCTAGTGTATGGTAATACTCTTGTATCATCCTATACCAGTGACCCCATATCATCAACATCCGCAGTGATTTTGGATGCGTTCAGCACTAGCACATACAGATCTGCCAAATATTTCAGTCAAGCGACATCTGGAACCAATTATGTACACATATCTGAAATCAGTGTGTTCCACAGCGGCGGCATATCTTATATCAATGAATATGGTATTTCAACCAATAATGGTGTTTTGGGATCCTATGATGCCACAATTGCCAACAACAATCTAAACATAACGTTCACTCCTATCAGCAACAGCACCATGGTGGTAAAATTGACAAGGTTCACAATAACCTCATAAATCCCACAGTTGATAAATAAATTTGCAATTTGAGCTGTTACGTGGAAAGGGAAACTAATGGCAAATACAATAGATTTTAGAGTCAAAAATGGACTTGCGGTCATATCAACGGCCACAATGCTTTCCACAGCCGCTTCAACATCAACTACCACAGGCGCTGTCATAATTAGTGGTGGATTGGGATTGGGCGGAGCCCTTTATGCTGGTGGGAGCATTTTTGCCAACGGCAGTAAGGTCGTTACTGAAGCTACAGTTCCTGGAGTGCTCAGTCTCAACAGTTTGACTGGTGCTGTTGTGATATCTGCAGGCACTGACACAGCTGTGTCCACGGGTACTGGTACCTTGATTATCTACAACACCAGTACACTGCAATCAATCACCAGTAGAGGCAATAGTACCACCAACACTATATCCATACTCAACACTGCCGCCAGTACAGGTACTGCCACAGGTGCTCTCACTGTGACAGGTGGCGTGGGCATAGGCGGAGCACTTTATGTGGGCACAACCAGTTACGTGGGCAGTGCTCAAATCATTACCACAGCCACAATAGGCACATTTGGTATTCAACAACTAATTGCAGGCACTGACACTGCTGTCAATACCAGCACTGGCATTGTGACCATTAGAACTACAAGTACACTTCAATCAGTCACGGATAGAGGCACTACGACCACCAATGCCATATCAATCACCAACACTGCCGCCAGTACAGGTACTGCCACAGGTGCTCTCACTGTGACAGGTGGTGTGGGCGTTGGTGGAGCACTTTATGTGGGCACAGTGGGCTATATTGCAGGTGCTCAAATTGTGACCACAGCCACCATTGGTAATTCAGGAGTCACAAAAATATTGGCTGGCACTGACACAGCTGTGACCACCAGCACTGGCAACATAACCATATTTGATACATCCACTCTACAGTCAGTGACAGGCAGAGGTTCTACAACCACCAATGCCATATCAATCACCAACACTACCACCAGTACTGGTACACAAACAGGTGCACTCACTGTGGCAGGTGGTGTGGGCATAGGCGGAGCCCTGTATGTTGGAACGGCTAGCTACATCAGTGGCGCTCAAATTGTTACCACAGCCACCATTGGTAATTCAGTAGTCACAAAAATATTGGCTGGCACTGACACAGCTGTGACCACCAGTACTGGGATTGTGACCATATCCAATACCAGTACACTGCAATCTGTAACTGACAGAGGTTCCACAACCACCAATGCCATATCAATCACCAACACTGCCACTAGTACTGGTACACAAACAGGTGCACTCACTGTGGCAGGTGGTGTGGGCATAGGCGGCAACCTCAACATTGGCGGTGTGATCACAGTCACTGGTGCAGTGATCATAAGGAACACTGCAACATCTACCTCAACCACAACAGGTGCATTGATTGTCACAGGTGGCGTGGGTATAGGCGGCAACCTCAATATTGGTGGTGTGATCACAGCCACCACGGCCACACTGTCTGGCACAGTGCTAGTGACCAGCACATCCACAGCATCCTCCACAACCACTGGTGCTTTGCAAGTGGTGGGGGGTGCTGGTATTCGTGGAGATCTCTATGTGGGCGGCAGCATTTATCAGAATGGTGTCCAAGTGGGATTTGGCAACTCCAATATCAGTTCTTCAGGCACAACCAGCACGTTTTTAATTGACAACTTCACTAAATCCACCGGTACCAACACAGGAGCTCTACAGGTTAGAGGCGGCGTTGGCATAGGCGGCAGTCTGTATGCAGGCGTTAAAAGCTATGTGGGTGGTGCAGAAATCATAACTTCAGCTACTATCAGCACGTTTCAAACTTTGAAGGGTCAGTACCTGCCTAGAGTGGGCATCAGCACTGGCACCAGTTTGACCATTGATGCCAGTGCATTTGACAACTATGTGTTCACAGCCACTGGCAATGTGACCAATATATCTTTCAGTTATCCCAACAACTATGTGGCATTTGACGGACAAAAATTCATTATCAAGATTTTCAACAGTCCCGCATCTAGTTATACTTTGAATTGGAGTCTTGGTACCAATCAATTCAAAATAGTGGGGGCATCTCCTCCTCAAATCACGTCACCCAACAGTGTGATTTATTTGGGTGCCATGTACAGCAGTCAAAGCAACACCTGGGACATCTTGTCCGTTGTGGTGTCATAACAGGTATCAGGCATGGCAACAACCAAAACAGCAGAATATGTGTACTACTGGACTGGCAAGGGCGGAGACGGCAGTTGGACAACCGCGCTAAATTGGGCAGTGGGCAGTCCCAATGGTACCAATAATGGTTCGTATCCTGGTGCCGCAGCCAACACCACACTCAATTATTATGACACAGCATACATCAACAATGGCAACTGGAACTCCGTCACTGGTCAATTTGACAACACAATCAACATCACTATAAAGCCTGGCGAGTACAAGTTACGAGGGCTCTATTTCACCCCCAGTGCATCATTGACCATCAACAGCTTTGTAATGCTGAGCGGCACCACCAGCTCTGACAGTTGGAACTCCTACACTTTTTTTGGTCTAACAAAAGTATTGCGCATCAATGCCTTGACCATCAACAGCAATTGTGTAACCACTAAGAGTTCTTTTCAATATTACCACCCCAGTACCTTCAACTCCAAATATAGAGGAATTTGTTTGTACAGTCTATACAATACCCAGGGTGTTGAACAACCAATGCTTTTGCACACCGGCGGTAAAGAAATAGGCATATCGTTTTTTCATCAGCAAATTGGATCTCAGTACAAGCTGTTGAGCGATTTTGTACTATCCAACGATAGATTTTTTACCTTTCAAGGTTCAAAATTTGATCTCAATGGATACAGCTTGACAGCAGGGTTGGTGTATGTAACAGATTACAATCAGTCCTCGATAGACTACTATGCTGAAATAATTTTTAAACAACATGCCACCACCGGTGCTCGCAGTTACATCAATATCAGTGGTGGTGATGGGGTAACAGATTATACCTCAGGCAAGTTCAGCATCATTGGCCAGGATGGCGCCAGCGGCGCCCTACTTGGCGGCATAAAGTGGCAGTGCCTTGACGGTCAGCCAAACCCTATTTTCATATGGTCATACAGTGGAAGTGCAAATCGCACAGTTTATATACCCATCTACAACTTGGGATTTGGAACCAGTTTGGTGAACAACACGGATACCTACAGCATATTGTCCTCTCCCAACCAACGGCCAAGTTGGGTCTCACGGAATAACATTTCGTCCCAATATATAATTGACATCTACATAATTGACGGATTCTCAGACACGATTGGGAACACAAGAACCCTAATTTCTCTGCCCTCTGCTGTGGCTAAAGGTTATTCTCCGTTATTGGGTGATTTTGTATGTGATGGCACCACGCCAGGCACACTGCCAACAGGGCCAGGCTGCCAGCATGGACTTGGATGGGATATCGACTACCCACAAATGACTTTTTGTAAAAACATTGTGTTTCCTCCGTTGGCCGAAGCCAATGGCTACTATCCCAATTCTCTTTGGCAAGCAAAATATTCCACCAGCACCACCATCAAATACCCTATTTTTTGCCTCCTGCACAACACCACGGGCATGGCATCCAATTGGATGCCATGGAGGGGAAATACTAATTATGCAACAACCTACGAGGGATGGGTCATCAATTTCAATGGGTATTCATCCACCCCCTCCTCCACCAACACCGACCCCTCCGAGCTGAATCGGTTGGTGATCAGCGTCAGCAGCGGAGTCAATCTCTATTTTGTGAGCAATGTACAGATGATCGCTGCTGTGGTTTTCTGTGAGAACAACACCGCCAATGTGTTTTTGACAGGCAGCTCACAGATAGTTTGGTGGTTGTCATTTGAACTGGTGAGTGGCACAATCAGCACAGTGTACGGGGATGGAGTCACTACACACCTAGCAAACGCCGACGCATTGGGCATAACAAACACTAAATTGATCAAGTACCCAAGCTTCAGTCTCATCCAGGGCACCTTAGATTTATACAGTGACAATGACATTTTTTTGCGGTATAGTGTTGACAAAAGTAACAATTACTATTATGGCTATTTTGTAGTCAAAGACATGCCCTATTACACGACTTATTACACTACTATCTTGGGCAGCCCCACGATACTGTTCAATTTTTTGAGTGAGTATAGCAGGGAAGGTCTGATGCCTTACATCAACGGCATGATACAAACAGATGTTTTTGACATAACAGCTACAATCAACAAATTGAATGTGTATGTGAATTCGGATACTGGCAACTTGGTGACTGGAGCCAGTACATCGGACACACCGCCAAACATAGCCATTGGCGTAAACTGGGCTGGGTACTATCAAACATCAAGTGATGTTAGTTCTTCAATAATAAAAGATCTCAGTAATTACAACAACAGCAGCTCCACTAAAAGGCCATACCAAAATGATTTTGTGATATTTAACACTCCTGACTACTATTGCATAACCCTTCTGAATCAATATCCCAATACCATAGGGTACACTGCCGCACAGAACTTTCCTGATGCACTGGCCTTTTATGTGTATGAATGGCAGTCGGGCGGTCCAATCACAGTCAACATCACAACTAAAAATCATGGAGCATGGACAAGTAAAAGTTACGCAATACTGCATCTTGGTTCCATAATCAGCAGAAGCCCTGCCTGCTATTTGATCATCAAGCAAAACGGTGAAATTTATCAGCGTGTTCTTTTGGACAATTCTACAACTGTGGTGATGGCAGGTTTGGATACAAGACGCATTGCCGGCTCTAGGTTGACGGGATATCCCGTGTATTCGTCAACGCCACCAACAACAGTAAAAATAGCCCACAGGGAAGCGGGTCATTTATTTTCAAATGACAACATGCTCACTGGCAACAGAAACCAAAATGTCTATAATCTAGTACCTGAATTTCGTTTCAGTGGCGGTAATCCAGCACAACCAGCACAGATAGATGTTTTGAGCCAGTTCAATCCCAACATCATTATAGAGGGCGGCTACTATGTGATTCAAGGCTCAACACAAAGCATCGCTGGGCTATATGTGACAGCAGGCACGGTGGACCAAACTTTGAACACCCGGGCGCAAGCACCCAGTTTTAAATTTGTAAACTTTGATTCAGCATCCAGCCCAACACAATCAACATTTGTGCATGGCACTGACAACTACACTATTCAGCCTATTGCGTTCAATATCACTGGCTGGAGCGGCGTTTTGTGGTCCAGCAATAACTCACGTTTGACCATTACCACAGTGAGTCCGTCAGACCCCAATTTGACCTATGCTCCAAGCATAATAAACTTCACTAACTATTACCTTAACAGTGTTACCGTTCTACCAGGAACTCTGAGGAATTATGGCAATCAGGTGCCACACCAACCAGGTCAAACTGAGGCAGTGAGCACCAGCACCAGCCCCAACTTCAATGCCTTGATTTTTGACTTTAGCGATCAGGCGACTTATGGTATGGATAGCTACAGCAGCGTTCGATTTGAATCCTATTTGGAAGAAGAATCACCCATGCTGGTGCAAACTTTGATATTTGGTCAATATCAAGGCTACGACTTTGACCTTGGCGAATACACGTGGCAAGGACGAACAGGTATGAGCATTTATTTCGGTGCAAGCATGATCTTTTGCGCCAATGATACATCACCAGCAAGTGACACCTTGAGAAACTCCAATTTGAACTATTTTGCGGGTTCAGTGTATGATCAGTTGGGAGGATTGATCATACCATCCACAGGCTATAGCATAGGGGGTATGGGTGGCGAATTTGCTACCTATGATGCCAAACTTTACTTTCAAGGCAGTGGCATTATTTCTATTTACGCCTCCTCAATGATACCAGTGGTTGTGGGTACCAGCACGTATCAATATGTGATGTTTACCAATCAGCCAGGATTAAAACAATCCTCTGGATACAGCTCACTATATCCCTACTACTTTAATACCTTCCTAGATGTACCCAATGTGACCAGCGAGTACATTGTGGTTGGTAATTATGGTGATTTGAAGTTCATGGGGGGTAACATTGACGTGAGAACACATCCATATACAAACAATCGAGTGTCATTGACTGCCACTAGTTTGACCATTCAAGACACCATAGGCCCCACTTCTTTTGGTGGCTATACCCGTGTGTACCTACAAGGAGCCAGTCTCTATTTGGGCAGCCTGGGCATCACTGATTCTTTGGTGATTTTTCCCTCCACGGTGACCAATTACTTTTCAGCAGACTCTGGCTATGGTGAGAACTATATATATTTTTACGATGGCAGCGTGTTCAATGCCTACATGGGCACATACACCAACATTGCCATTGGCAGTTGGAAAAAAAGCTCTGAGGAGCCCACTCCTACTATCACCATCAACCCCTGTACGGATTTTACAGGGCTTGTGCCATCAAGAGCACAGTTTGATGATTTGGCAGCATCAGGTTTGGGACCCGCCATATTCAAATTCACAGCCAAAAGCACCACCACTTTTGTGAATTTCACCTACAACGACACTGCTGCACCATACGATTCAAACAGCGATTGGTATGGCTACAACAACACTGCCAACAACACTGTGTTGCAAAGTGTTTCGCCCAGTTATCAATTCAATATTTCTGTGCTCAAACCTCATAGGGGCACATTCAATGATGGACGTGTGGTCAACAACATGACCATCAAAGACAGCAATGCCATTGACAAATATCTTTGGTTTGCACCTGGCACAGTGAACACGGGCACAGGGTCAGGTACGGCTTTTAGACCAGGCTATGCATATAACTCAACCTACTATGGAGGTACCAATGTGCCCTATTACAATTTTGATGCGGGCAACAACACGGGATGGATATTTAACACACCTCCCACACCTGGCATGGACATGATGTTTTGGCCCAACTCCACTTATGACTGGACTGCCAGTCCCAATACCCATACCTTTGAAACACAGCACCTTTGATATAGCTGTATCAATTCAAAAGATCCAGCAATAGCTGAAGTTTGGCTCGAACCACTCTATTAGCCAAACTGTGTTTGACTCCTTGATGTAGAGGTTTGGGCCAGTGATCAAAAGCACACCATGCATAACTGCTGTGCTCACCATTCAGTGTGGGCACAAACTCAGATCCCACTAGCAAAACATATGTGTTATATTCAAAATTGTTGTCGTTGCTGGTAAACAGTTCTAGTGGTATGATTTTTTTGATCTCGGGAATCATGCCAATTTCTTCTCTAATTTCACGATGCAGCACATCTGAGGCTGTGACATCGCCTGGTTCTTTTTTGCCGCCCACCAAACCCCATGTACCTGCTGTTTTTCCCTGTGTTCTCAGCAGTAGCATGAACCTCATGGTGTCTTGAGCCAAAAACAAGCCGCCGCTGCAGATCACTTGATCGCGCATCACAACACCAAATTCCAATTTTCAGGACTATAGGCTCCTTCATAGCTCTTGGTCCAACTGTCATTTTGCCAAACATATTGAACACCTGTGTAGATGTTGGTCACATAGTACACCTGAGTGGCAGCGGTGCTGTCAAATATCACGTTCCATTTGACACCGTCCCACTGTATGATGTCATTGGCATGAGCTTGAAAATTGGTTTGATCACTGTTTTTCCAAGCCTGTGGTCCGTGATAACTGGCAGATACAGCAAACTCAGACACTTGATTTATATTTTCCAAAATTAAATATCTAGTATCATTGGCAGGCAAATCTGGTCTAAATGTTTCAGGATTGATGATGGCATCAATTGTGCCCCTACTCACTGTACTGTTGCCCACCTGCGCATTGATCACTGTGTTACTGGGCAAAGTATCTGGATCAAAAGTCAACTGTATCTTGGTGTCTTCAATGGCATCTATAGCTATATAGGCCACAATGTCCAATCCCATGGCAGTTTTCAGCGTGACATAGCTGAGTCCTGCTTTGAATTTGTTGGGATATTGATTGAGTAGAGTGTACCAGTTGTATTTGCTGGTGGGCTGTGAGTTGTAGGCACTGCCTGTGGCTACCCTGTTTTGCAAAAGAGTTCCCACATTGTTCAACACTAAGAGATCATAGTTGCCTGGTGTGACCACTGATCTTGCTTCGCTGGTGCCTAAATTTGCATAAACTGCGTTCAAATCACCGTAGTTGGTGGCTATGGTGTTGGGATCATCGCTGAAAATATTTGCAATAATTTTGGTAATGATGCCCAACTTTTTGACCTTAGCAGGGGGTGTGATCCAAATGGGTGTTTCAAATACCAAACTGCCTATGTCAATATTTTGTTCCACACCCTGAGGTATTTGACGTGTGGACCAAACGGTAGACTTCAATTGCAGCACTGTCAAACTGGTCCAATCCACATAATTGTCAGTGGTTTGTATTTCCAAACTGGGGTTGAACAAGTAGGCCAACTGTTCAATGATTTGCAGCTTTTGATCTGTATTAGTGGTCCATATGTCAGCAGTCAGTGTCAAATTGTAAGGACTGGGCATTATGCGTTCCACAGTGTAGCCCACACCCTGTGTGTAGGTGTAGTCTCCTATGTTGTCATCAAAACTTCTTTCCTTGATGTGTACCTTGCTGACAAAGGTGGGATCCTGCAGTCTGGTTTGGTCGTAATCCAGTGCCTTGATGTAACAGGCAATAAAAGGGGCAGCAGGCAATGTGTTTTCTGAGTTCTTTTTCAAAATATTGGCCACTTGCCTATTAGGGTCTCCGTACATTACAGGCACTTGATGCAGTGCGCCCTGCCCGTCCTGATAACTGAAACTGCTCATGGCTCTCATGAACTGAGTGAGATATCTTCGTATTTGGCCTGAATAAAAGTGATCCATGCTGTGTCCCTTAGTTGTCGGCTCTTGGTTTCAAAGCTTGATTCAAAGCCTGTCTTTCTTTGACCATTTGACCATTGATGGTGCTGGTTGTGGCATTGTTGATAAAAGAAGCCTTTTGTGTTTGACGTATTTGATTGCCAATGAAAGGCGCCGCTGTTGTGTCTTGCACACCAAATTCATTCATGGTCATGCGCACATTCTGTTCAAACAGCAGCCAATTGGTGCCATCAAATCTATACAGCACATTGGGAAAATAATCTGTTCGTAAAAAATAACTGCCCTGTGAAGGTGCGGAGGGAAACACAGCACCTGAACCAAAAGGATATCCATTGGGTGGTACTCCATCTCCAGTTAGATACCCTATATATATATTTTTATTGGGAGTTTGCAAAACGATGCTGGCATCTTTGGACAACTGATCCATGCTGGCATTGTCATAATCATTGCTGGCATCACTGATCAAATCCGTTGTTGGCATGACGTAAAAACTTCTAGTTTCATAGCCACTCATGGGCGAGTCTTGGGTGGCTTGTTGGATAATTTGCTCATTTATCTTGATATTTTGATTGTATGTGGATAAGAGATCCCTTAGTGTACTGCCGTCATTGTTTCCAGAATCTTGTTCCAAAATTTGATTGAATTCTTGACTGTCAACCAACGGCACACATTTGGCCTTGATCAAATGCGGGTACCAGGTGACGCTGAATCCCGCAGTGGGTCTAGACACCTCCTGTACCACATAAAATCTTCTCAAAGCTGTTAGATTGTCATCGAGACCATATTCATCTTTCAAGTGTGGCAGTTCAATCACATCACCAGGCATTATTTTTCTAGCCAATGCTTGCACACTGGTTCCAAGATGGAAATGCATCATTATGGTATCATTGTTCAAAAACAAACCAAACTGACTTAGATTAAAATCCAAATCCTGCATGGTGTAAATTCCCCTAATCACATAAACATCAGGTGCATATTTTCTATCACGATTTTCCATAAACAGCACATCTTGAATGCCCAATTCAGGCACAGAATTTTGACTGGTCACTGGGGTCGTGGGAGTGACTGTATCCCCCGTGGGCGATACTGGCCCAATATACTTGTGTATCAAACAGTCCACCCCGCCCACTTGAAAGCGTTCATTAACTGTTCGATCTATAAATTTAAAGTCAAGACCTTTTTCTGGCCTATATAAACTCAGTTTGGGAATTTTGTGTCTCCTATTCAAGTGTATTTATTTGCATAAATAGAACTATGTACAACAGCGAAACTGAAAATTCTAGACAACAGATAGTGGAATATATCAAAACATTTCTAGGTGGCAACTTGGTGGATGTTGAGCTGGATGCCAGCGACTACAATATTTCCATAGATCGAGCCCTGGCCAAATATCGGCAACGTGCTTCCAATTCTGTGGAGGAAAGCTATGGATTTTTGGATCTAGTATTGGACACCAACGAATACATCATGCCCAAAGAAGTGGTCAGTATAAGACAACTGTTTAGAAGAAGCGTGGGTTCAAGATCTGGCGGTGGCGACGGCGGAACCATATTTGAACCCTTTAATTTGGCCTACAGCAACACCTATCTCTTGGCATCAACCAACATGGGTGGTTTGGCCACCTACTATGCGTTTGCAGGCTATCAAAAACAAGTGGGCAAAATGTTTGGTAGTGACATAAATTTTTCTTACAATTCTACCAGTCACAAACTGGTCATACACCAACGCCCACATGCTGGCGAGCACATTTTGGTATGGATGTACAATCATAGACCCGACTTCAATTTGTTGGAGGATGTGTATTCAGGGCAATGGTTAAAAGATTATGCTCTGGCCAATGCCAAAATGATATTGGGCCAAGCTAGGGAAAAATTCCCAGCCATTGCTGGACCACAGGGCAGTAGCGCTCTAAATGGCAGTCAACTCAAAGCAGAAGCCAAGGCAGAAATGGAAGCTTTAGAATTAGATCTAAATACATATAAAGACGGCTCCACACCGTTGACCTGGGTCACTGGATAATTAAATCAATTTCATTGACTTTACCTATAAAATTTTATAGAATGTAATATCTAAAGGATGTTATATGGCCAAAGTAATAGGATTTTGTGGTTTTATCTCAGCAGGCAAGGATACAGCAGCTGATTATCTTTGCAATTATCACGGATTTAGAAGAGACAGTTTTGCTTCCTCTCTCAAAGATGCAGTGTCATGTGTGTTTGGTTGGGATCGCATACTGTTAGATGGCAGAACAGTTGAATCTAGGAAATGGCGGGAGCAGGTGGATCCCTGGTGGAGCCAAAGGTTGGACATACACAACCTCACGCCAAGATGGGTGTTGCAATATTGGGGTACAGATGTACTGCGTCAATATTTCCATGACAACATATGGATAGCCAGTTTGGAAAACAAGATTAGAAAAACCCAAGACAACATTGTGATCAGTGACGTTAGATTTCCCAACGAAATTCAGGCCATTCACAATGTGGGGGGCATGGTGATACGCATAAAAAGGGGTCCTGAACCCGAATGGTACAATGATGCCGTCAGTGCCAACCAAGGCGAACAAGGAAATATTTCATGGGCTTTGAGTAGGGCCAAATTGGAAAAATTAGGCATACACGCTAGTGAAACAGCTTGGGTTGGTGTAGACATTGATCATGTCATAACCAATGACAGCACCATAGACTATTTGTTTTTTCAACTTGAAAATGTTTTGAAATGATCTGCATTTAAAAATCTGGGGTCAAATCTCCTTGTCGCCATTTGACCCCTTCTCTATGTAATGTTCTTTGACAGTTAGCACATATGGTTTTTAGGTTGGTCAATCTGTTGTTGTTTAGATTGCCGTCAATGTAAAACACATTGAACTGTTCTTGATACATTGATGTGTAGTTGCATTTTTCGCAATTGTTTTTCTTTTGGTATCCAGACAATGCCCATAAGGGCCTAAAGTTTTTCCTGCCTTTGGCACAGTGATCGCATTGGCGTCTATAATAAACTTGGTCACCTTTGTAATAGTTTACGGCCACGGGATTGGTACCACAGGTTTTGCATAATTTTCTCATCACCGCCCTTTTTAGCGCCTTTTGGCACTGTTATTTACTGCTATTTTTTTAAATTCCCGCTAAATAAAACAAAGTAATCCACTAAGGAGTTTGAAAGATGGCAACAACAATACAATCGCCAGGTGTAAATGTAAGTGTAATAGATCAAAGTTTCTATACACCACCAGGTTTAGGTACTATACCTCTAATCTTTGTAGCGACTGGGCAAGATAAGCAAAATGCCAGTCAAACTGGCACTGCTAAAGGCACCACAGCAGGCACAGCAGGCACAGTGTATTCAATAACCAGTCAGAGGGATTTGGTGGATACATTTGGTACTCCATATTTTGATGTTGACTCCGGAAAAAACGCCATCAATGGCAGTGAGATCAGCGAGTATGGACTGCAAGCTGCCTACAGTGTTTTGGGAATAACCAGCAGAGCCTACATAGTGCGAGCCAACATCAACTTGACTGAGCTCAAAGGATCATCAACTATACCGCATGGTACACCGCTTGCCGGACAATTTTGGTTGGACACAACTAGTAAAACACAATTTGGTATCAATGTTTGGAACGCTGCACTCAACAACGGCGAAGGTGCATTGGTCAACACTCCAGTCACTATTATTGACAATTCCAATTTGCAAAACTATTCTAATGGTGAACCGTTGGCCACTTACGGCAAAGTTGGCGATTATGCCATGTACTTGCCAAATGGTCCCACTGACTTGTATGGCCTTCAATCACAGTTGTACTACAAATCAGCTAACAACGGGTGGGTACCAGTGAGTCAAGGGTTTGACGGCGGCAAAGCTCTGCAGATCAGTGAGCATTTCAACTATCCTGCATTCAATGCCAACACTGCCACAGGCAGTGTTTGGATCTGTGACACCCCCATAAACATTGGAGCCAGTTGGAATTTAAAATACTACAACAGTGATACTGCTCAGTGGACTTTGGTCAATACTCCTCAGTATGGCAGCAGACAGGAAGCAATTGCAGGTTTGGATCCCAAGGGCGGCTTAAACATCAAACAAAATTCTGTTGTTGTGCTCTATGACTACAACGGGGTCAACAATGCAGATTTCTTCATACTGACTCGCGAGCATACTGGTCCAACCACATTTGCAGTGAGTTCCAGTACTGTTTACAATGCAGCCACATTGAATTTCTATGTCAAAGAAACTTTGAGAACAGGCCAATGGGGTAGCACACAGTTGATCAGTGTACCTGGATCCAACACAGTACCTTTGGCACAAAATGTAGCAGCAGCAATCAATACCAACACTAACCTCACGCAAGTGTCGGCCAGCTTTGTCAATGGTACATTGACATTTAGTCATGCTCTTGGTGGTGAAATAGAACTGGCTGATGGTCAGCCAGGCAATGGCAATGGCCCATTGGCCAAACTGGGTATTACAGACACTAATGTGTCTAACGGCAACATTGCCAATCTTTACATTGCATCCAGCTCAGACATTCTCACTAACGGGGTAACTACGTATCAGGCCAGTAATTGGGCACCACTGACCTATATCAGTCAAATCCATGCACCCAACAGCAACCCCCATGACGGCGCCTTATGGTTTGACACAAGAACGCATGACATTGACATATTGTGGAACAACGGGTCTGCTTGGGTAGGATATAGAACAGCCGGAGCATACCCCAATACAGATCCAGCAGGACCTATAGTTAGTGCCAGTCAGCCCACTGTTCAAAGCGATGGCACTCCTCTAGTTAATGGCGACCTATGGGTAGATGCTGGCGAACCTGACATGTATGGTCAAGAAATTTACATGTACAATCTAACCTCAAAAACTTGGATCAAACAGGATGTAACTGATCACGTGAGTCCCAATGGTTGGGTATTTGGTGATGCTCGTTGGAGCGATAACGGCACAGATGATATGGAATACATCACTCCCATCACAGACTTGTTGGTCAGCACATATCTAGATGCAGACGCTCCTGATGCAAGATTATATCCCAAAGGATCCAAATTGTGGAACACACGTAGAAGTGGCAACGTGATCAAACAGTACATGGTCAACCATGTCAATATCAATGGCACTAATCCCAACAACGGCAACGAAAGTCAATTAACATATGCTCCTGATCGTTGGGTCACAGTGAGCGGCATGAATGATCACAAAGTGGCCAATTTTGGTAGATTGGCACAAAGAAGCATGGTGACCGTGGCTCTTAAAAGTTCAGTGAGCACTAACAATTCTGTTAGAGACACTGATACCTTGAACTACAGTTTGATACTGACCCCAGGATACACTGAGCTGATACCAGACATGGTAAGTCTAAATCAAGACATTGGACAAACAGCATTTGTGATTGGTGACACACCCATGCGTTTGGAGCCCACTGGCACCAGTTTGCAAAACTACGGAAAGGGTACGGGTGCAGTCAGTGACGGCGAGCAAGGTCTTATCACGCATGATCCTTACCTAGCAGTGTATTACCCCAGCGGATACACCAATGACAACTACGGACGCAACGTAGTGGTTCCGTCCAGTCACATGATGCTGAGAGTGGTTGTGAACAATGACAATGTGGGCTATCCATGGTTTGCACCAGCTGGCACCAACAGAGGGTTGGTTAATAATGCCAATTCAGTGGGCTATATAGATAGCATCACAGGTGAATTTAAACCTGTAAGTTTGTATCAAGGGCTGAGAGATGTCTTGAGCCAAAGCACAGTGCAAATCAATCCCATTGCCACACTGCCAGGGTCTGGTATCACTGTGATGGGACAGTACACTCGAGCAGCCAACTCAACGGCACTAAACAGAGTCAATGTGGCTCGATTGGTAAATTACATTAGACGTCAATTGAGCACACTGTCCAAACCATTTTTGTTTGAGCCCAATGACACTCAAACACGCAATGAAATCAAACGAGTGATTGAGGGTTTGATGCAGGAACTGGTGGCACAACGCGGATTGTACGATTACGTGGTGGTTTGTGACACATCCAATAACACGCCTACAAGAATTGATCAAAATCAATTGTGGGTGGACATAGCCATTGAACCAGTCAAGGCAGTGGAATTTATCTACATACCGTTGAGACTGTTGAGCACTGGAGCCATAGGCAAGGGCAATTACGGAGCCACTTCACAGGGCAGCCCTTCCAGCGCAGTGGGATAAAACATAAAAAGAACAAGGAGTAATAAATGGCAACATCAAGTTTAAATAATTTCACAGTTCCACTTTCTGTCAATCAAAGCGCGACCAACCAAGGGCTCTTGATGCCAAAGTTGGGATATCGATTCAGAGTCACGCTGACAGGTTTTGGAACATTTGGAAATCCTGCAACAGAATTGACCAAACAGGTGATGACTGTGGATAGGCCCGCACCAGAATTTGATGAAGTTACATTGGATGTATACAACAGCAGAGTTAAACTGGCTGGGAAAGCCAAATTTGGAGACATCACACTCAAACTGCGAGATGATGTCAACAACAATGTGACCAATCTCGTGGGACAGCAGATGCAGAAGCAGTTTGATTTTTACAATCAAAGCAGTGCGTTCAGTGGACAGGACTATAAGTTCTTTATGGGCATTGAGCTGTTAGACGGCGGCAATGGTCAATTCACTCCCACGGTGTTGGAGGTGTTCCAACTGCAAGGCTGTTGGATCAAAAAAGCCACATATAGCGGCAATGACTATGCCAAAAGCGAAGCGATGGAAATTGATTTATCAATTTGTTTCGATAATGCTTATCAAACCGCAGTAGACGGCAACCTATTGCCTGCATCACAGCCCGTGATCCGTGGACAAGCAAGATCCGCAGTTTAAATTTCAAGCCCAACTCGAGCCCAGATAAAATCTGGGCTTTTTTATTGAATAAATAATCGTATGACCATCTTACGTGATAATTTTGTTGATTCTACAGGCAATGTTGTCTTTACGGGATTTCAGCATGCCAAGCAACTGTACCTCAGCGACAATTACAAAAATGTGCCCAAAATGGCCTACATGTATTTTGTCAAATTCAATGTCAATGCCAATATCAAAAATTTAATCACAAACAGTTGGGATCCTAGATTCACTGCCCTGCTGGCCAATAAAATAACTTTGCCCAAGTTCAAAATCAGCACAGAAGTCCTGAATCAATACAATAGAAAAACCAATGTGCAGACCAAATTGAACTACGAGCCAGTCACGGTGGAATTTCATGATGATCGTGGTGGCGCTACCAACGGATTTTGGGAAAATTACTACAAATATTACTATGCAGACAGTAGGTACGGCGAACGTAGATCAAAAATAAGGCTATCAACAGCATATTCGGACACCAAATATGGCACATATGATTACAGCTATGGTTTGGAAACTGCCATTGATTCTAGTGGCAGCGGTCAGCCATATTTTTTGGACAGCATTGATATATTTTTATTGCATAGAAGTGGCAGTCCCACACAGAATGACTTTACCAAAATCACTTTGGTCAATCCTTTGATCAGCACATGGGAACATGATCAATTGTCGCAGAGCGAAGGCACCAAGACCATGATCAACAAAATGTCAGTGGTTTATGAAGATGTTGTTTACGAGTCAGGTGTAATAGAAACCAATGAAGATGGCGGATTTGCCAGTGCAGGACAACAGGAAGCAACTTTGTTTGGTGACAATTCAGTGTATGATAATACTGCATCACCGCTGCCAAATGCCAAAGTGCCAAGCAAAGAAATATTGGAAGAGGATTATATTGGTAATAGATATGAAATATCTAGACCCAATTTTGATTACTATAGACAACAAAAGAAAAACAGCATTTCACTGGGGGAGGTTTTGAGCACAGTAAACAAACTCAAACTTTTGGTACAGCAGCCAAGGCAAGCATGGAATGTGTATGGTTTCAACATCAAAAATTTAATAGTGGGCAACGTGGTGGGGCAAATCAGCGCCACTCAGATCAGTTTGACCAAACCTGGTTCACAAGGTCCTAGACAAGGTGACACTGTGGTTTCATCCAGTACCGTTCAAACTACCACTTTTGGCACTGGCGGTTTTTCATGATCATCAACAGCAATTATCTCAGCAATTTACCATCAATACCCAAACCCAATCAGGGCACTGTGGACAGCACTGCACAGAATTTCAGCAATCAGTATCAATTTCCACTGCAACTGAGCCCTGGTACCTTTAACACTGTCAAAGGATTTTTTGCATCCAAGGGATTTGACCCAGTGGCAGCAGAATCAATCAGTGTTGTAATCATACGGCAAGCTTTACAGGACAACATCAATCCCATTGTAGCTTTGGACGGGCTGTCAAAGTTCAACGGCGCACAGCTGACTGAACTGGTCACGCAGATTTTGAATTACAATAGATTCAAATCCAGTTTTCTTGGTATTGGATCCAAACCCACTCCCAATTCCTTGATTCAACGTAATATACTGGCATGAGTTTAAAATTTGCGCAAGGTCCGTATACTCCAAAAAATCCGCAAAAATACGCAGGATCAAACACTCCCTATTGTCGTAGCAGTTGGGAAACTGCATTCTGCATGTTTTGCGATAATAATGATGCAATAGAATCATGGGCAAGTGAACCAATAAAAATACCTTACAAGGATCCGTTGACTGGCAAACAAACTGTGTATGTGCCAGATTTTTTAATCAAATATTTGGATCGAAATCAAAAGTTTCATGTGGAAGTGATTGAAATCAAACCCTCAAATCAAATGATATTGGAACGTGTGGGTAAAAACCCCTACAATCAAGCACAGTATGTCAAAAACATGGCCAAATGGCAGGCTGCTGGTGAATTTTGCAAACAGCGTGGCATGAAATTCCGTGTGCTCAATGAGTTGGATATTTTTGCAAATATGGGCAAGAAAAAACGATAAGTAAAATTATGACAAAACGATTAGAAGAAGTGTTTGACCTACCTCCATCCAAGGAACCACCCATTGCTCCTCCCACCAACGTGCTTGCTGTGGCTGAATTCAATCTTGAAGACCAGCTGGAAGAATTTGATAAAATTGCTTCAGCACTGCCCCGGGTCAGGGGATTGGGAGACATGGCAGACTCTGAATTGGATGCTTTGGCCAACAAAGCCGAACAGGCCTATGATGATCTCATGGACTTGGGCATGAACGTGGATCCTAGATATGGTACCAAAATGTTTGAAGTGGCTGCACAAATGATGAATGCAGCCATACAGGCCAAATCCAATAAAATAGATAAAAAATTAAAAATGGTGGATCTACAGTTGAAAAAATTGGCCATTGACAAAAAAGGCGGAAAAAATACTGAAGATGACCCCATAGAGGGCCAGGGCTATATATTGACAGATCGCAACAGTATACTAGAAAAACTTAAGAATTTGAATAAATAAATACACTATGAAAAATTTCCACGACTACCTATCTGAAAGCATTGCCACAAAAAAACACATGTTCCGTGTCAAAGTGGCAGGTGATTTTTCCACTGATCAAGAGTCCAAACTCAAAAGCATGCTGGAACGATATCAAGTGGATGCATTTAAAAAAATTACAGTTACTCCCATACAGGAATTGCCCTTGGACTTTCCACAAATACACAACTGCGAAGTTCATATTTTTGAAGTGGTAGTTGACTATCCCACAACACAACAAGAACTTACAGAATATCTCTGCACTGGTTTGGAAGTCAGTCGTCAAAGATTGGTAGTGCGTCGTCCTGGCGAGGCTAGCGAAGAGTATCAAATGGAAATTGAGCCAAGAAAAGGCGCCCTATTACATGACCCTGAATATAAAGAAGCTGGTAACCCCAAATTTGAAGATTATTATGGCGACAAGTATAATAGTGGGTTTGTTAAGGAACTCAACGATATTTTAAAATTACAACGTAAAGCAAGAGGCGAAGAAATTCCTACAGAAGGGCCTGCAACTTATAATGTAGATACTCCATATAATAATCAAAGTCCTATCGCTAAGGATCAAGGAACGTATGTGGTCAAAGCACTAAACGGAGCATAACTATGCAAATGATTGATGTATTAAAAAGATTAGCAGAATTAGACGAAAAAAATCCTAATATTGTTAAAGAAAACAAAATTGAAGAATGCGAACCAATGGGAGATATGCAATCTCCGAAGACTCCTGCAACACTTAATATTACTGCTGCTAATGGTGAAGAACTGGGCGATATGTTGAATGCAATCATGCAATTGGCTGGCGTACATGCAGTTGGGGATGAACACCTGGGTACGGAATCACCGCCCACAGTGCTGACAACAGAGCCTGGCATGAGCAGAAATGACCAAGACGCTGATAGCATGCGAACAATGTTGGATAGAATGAATCACATGAGCGATGAAGCAGCAGATGAAAGCATGGATCATGATCATGGTATTCCTGGCGTGGATAATGTTCCAGCGGATCCTCAAAAGCAACTGCCGTTTGCACCCAACGAATTTAGTCAAAATGCAAATGATGGTGATGGCAAAGATAAACATGGTCACCCAAGATTAACCACACAGCCGACTGCTACCTATGAAGATTTAATGAACGAATATCAAAATTTTTTAAAGGAAAGTGAAATCACTGAATTAGCAAAGTGGCGTGATCCAAAATACAAAGATAAACTGTATACGCAAGAACCACGTAGCTCAGACGATGATTATTACGGTGATGCTGATTACTACGATCCAAAACCAGATGACTATCCTGGTGCAAAACGACTGCATGGCGGTGGCGAATTTGATAACAATGATCCTTTAGATATGCGTCATGATATAACACGTCACAGTGATGATCCCGAAATGTGGGGATATGGGACAATTACATCAAAAGGGCCACGAAAAGGCTTACCAACCAAAAGTGTAGTTAATTCTTTAAAAGATAAAATTAAAAAACATCAAGGTGCTCATCCTAATCCAACTTTGCCAGAAAACAAAGATGCTTACGAAAGAGACTACCTCAGCAGTATAGCTGGTATGGATGGCAGTGACAAACGTGATTTCAAACGTAGAGAAATGGAACATGAACTGGGTCACGAAACCAACAACTATTCTGTTGATATCAACGGTCGTACTTGGAAAGTGTTTGCTTCAAAGAGTCATGCAGAATCAGTTGCTAACAAAATACGGATGCGTGATCCTAGCAAAAAGGTCTCTGTGCATGAAACCGGCGCAGAAGTAAGTGAAGATATGGTACCAACCGTGGACCAAGGTGAATACGATCGCGAAGGTGACATGGTCAAAGACAATCTAATGACCATTAAACGTGAAGTTGAGGAACTTTATAAAATTTTAGACAATAACGAAAATATTCCTGAGTGGGTGGAAGATAAAATTGCACAGGTTAAAGGCATGATGACCAGTGCTAGTGAATACATGCAAACACAACACGAACGTGGCGAAGAACATGACATGATGGAAGGCGAAGGTGATGAGGCGTATGTTGCCTGCATAGTACAACATAACCGTTCAGGTCAAGCAATGGTACAACGAACAAAACCTATAAGTCGTGATCGAGCAGAAGAAGTAATTAGACATGCTCTTTCTAAAAATACATTTGTACACCCGCCATTTATGACCATTTACCCAGCAAGTGCTGGTAAGTTAGACGGTTCAACTATTATGGCTCAATTTCCTGATATGAGTAAAGAAGGTTTGGCGGAAGGCAAAGTGTGTTC